TTCTTAATAAAGGAATTATAAAATGGCAGGCGGTTTAACCGATAATATTAATGCGCAGAACGTTGTAAATAGATTTGCTGATTACGTTCGCGGAGCAGCAAATCAAGGTATTTCATGGGGAACTAACTCCTATCCTTTTGGAGAGTTTAGTGCTATTGCGTTTGTATTTGGTGGAGACACTAATGGCAAACCCATCGAAATTAGTGGTGGAAACATTAATAGCAACCCTATTACTGCTCAAACAGTATATCAAGTATTAATTGACGAAACCACAAGATATACACGTGTTAGATTAATGCGAGCATTGCTGTTTGTCGATGGCGCCGGCGGAAATACTGGAACCCGACCAAATCCTGGATACGTATATGACGGCACCGCAGTAGCACATCTTAACAGTAATTACCAAGTTGGAGTTAGTGCTGGTAGAAATAACGTGTTTGCCGGAAACGTTATGACTAGAGGCGGTACCGCCGATATGTTTAACAATATGCGTGCAGCTTATAACAACATTCGTGGGCAGGCTGTAACATTTCAAGTCAACGTTTGCCATGCTAGTTGCCATAGCAATTGCCACAACTCTAGATCGAGAAGATAATGAACTTTATTAAAACAACCGCACCTATTTCAATCGACAATTTAAAAAAATATTTTGTTGATAAAGACACATTTTTTCTTATTGACTACAAAAATTCTGCTTTAAATGGTAGCAAACTATTAACATATCTCAGCAATCTAGATGTGCCAGCAGACATAGATTTTACTGGATGTTCTGATGATGAATTTTTTGAAATGACAAAAGAATATTTAAATTCGCAAACTATTTGTAACATTGCATTTTTAGAAAAAGCTGTAATAACTATTTTAAAAGAAAAAAACGGATTATCAAATACTGAATTCTTTAAAGATTTCATATCTAAAAATTCAGTAATATTAGATGAATGGTTATCTAAAATTTATAGCTTGTCGTTATTTAATATGTATGCGATAGATGCGCCAGAGTACAAAAAATTTGTAACTGATCATCCATTAGATACTACTGATTCATTAGTTGGCATTAATTTTGTTAGCTTATTAAAGCATGAAGAATTATATGACTTGTATCAGACAGTCGAAACAAGCAAAATGAAATATTACAAAACATATTTTGACGAATACATGTTTAAAGGTAAAAACTTGTATTCGTATTGGGCTAACGAAAACAATCCAATGTTTTTATTAACTTTTAATATAGCAGAGGGAACTATTACAGGTGATGAGTATTTTGCGAATATAAAAGAAACAATTAAGGAGATAGAAAATGCTACACCTGTTTAACAAAGTTTATATTGTTAGTGATTCATTAGTAAATATAAACTTTGATAGAGTAGTTATTTCTCAGCAATATGGTAAGCAAATGCTTGAGACATTAGATAAGATTGCGTACGGAGATCTTATAGCCTACGGTGCTAATATTAATGAAGTGTTAGCAGATTCTAGCTTTCCTGAGTTTATTCAATTAATTAAAAACAAAGCTGCAGTATCCGACAAAAAGATTATAATATACGCAGATGACGCAAGCTTTTCTAAGTTTGTAGCAATGTGGTTTAAATCTATTTTTAAAAATATTTCATTAGAATCTGCTTGGCTAATATTGTCTTCGTATATTGAAAAAGAAAAGCTAATGAGAGGTTCTAGAACAAACTTATATACCGCTAATGTTGCAGATGTTTTTCCATTATTAACCGAAGAACAATTTACCAGCGATTTTACTGATGCAATATCTCATGATTTAATTGACATTACTTCAAGTATTAGCTTTGAGATATTGCTAGCAAATTACATTAATAATAATACTTATAAAGAAGAATTAAAAAGTTCAATAATTACTATTTTAAAAAGAGCTTTGGAAGAATTAGCTATTGAAGTAAAGTATTCGTATGTAAAGAATTTTAAAAATACTCAATATCCAATAATTGCTGATGCCAAAAACTTCTTTACCAATTCCAGCATTTATACTGGATTGAATTTAGGCCGAGTTAGTAGCCAACATAACACAACAAATTTAACCAGTGCTACAACTGAAGATATTGCTAAGTTTAAAACTGTAGCTAATTTAATCATGTTAAACTGGGAACAATTCCAACAACAGTCAACAATTTTTTCTTTAATACAGTTTCTTGATGTAATTAGACAAACAGAAATTACAGATGCAAACTTAGAATCGATTATCAATTTTGAAAAAAATGCTTTAGGTACAATGAGAATATATTCTTCAGCAGACGAAGAAAAAATTAACATTTATTTTCTTAGACATGTGTTGTCTGCTGCGCCTAGTGATTTAGAAGAATATGAACTTAAATGATCAATATTATGATCGTGGTTTTTTTGCAGTAGAGTTAGACGGACTAACTAAAAGTCTTTTGTGGAATGAAATTACTACTACTAATTGGGTGCCAGATACAGTAGATGGTATTTACAAACAAATACCAGATTGGTACAAAAGTAATGTTAACTTAAAGAATATTACTGGAGCAAATCGAGCCGATTGCGAGCGAATTATTGGTGATCATATTATGAAGCTTGCTCCAGAATCTCTATTAAATGTTGGTAATATTTTAGTAGATACTGAACCATTTCAGTTGTTTAAAAAATACTTTAAACGACATGAGTTAAAATTTGTAGATATGTGGAATGGTAGCGAAGAAATACCATATCATTTTGACACTATTAACGGGTGCGATACATTAGTACTAATATATTTAACAGATCAACACGTCTGGGATCCAAAATGGGGTGGTGCTATTTCTATGAAAAAAGAAGTAGATAATTTTGTTATATTTGAACAAGAAATATTACCTAACAATGGTACTATGCTAGTAATTAATAATGCTAATCCGTTAGTTTATCACAAAGTTACAGCACTCAAAAATACTAACATAAATAGATATACATTTTCTTTTAATTATAATTGGTTTTAATATGATTGCTTCGCAGCTAATTGACATGCATAATAAGCGCCCTACGACTGGCGAAATAATTGTTACGCTGTTTGAACTCTGTAATTTGTCGTGTTTATTTTGCCCACAAGACCATGCTAGTATCGAAGGCATTGATACAATCGTAAGTAAGATAGATCAAATTAAAAGTGTAATTGATACTCTGCGCAAAAAAGGAAAAAAAGACTTTTCAATTCATCTTATGGGCGGAGAATTGTTTTCTGATGAGCTAGATGATTCTGTATTTAGAGATTACAAAACTCTTATAGACTCAATAAATACTTATTGTATTGAACAAAACGTGCCAGTAAATATTTCAGTTGTAAGTAATTTAGTATGGCAAAAGAAAGATAGAGTTAAACGGTTTTTAGCTGATACTGATGTTAGCATTATGACTAGTTATGATCCTTCTGGCAGATTCGATAAACACTCTTTAGAAATATTTAAAGAAAATGTTGTAGAATTTAAAGATCATATTGTAACGGTAAACGTCATTATAACAAAACCTACAATAGATAAGTTTTTAAAAAATCAAATACCATTCTTTGATTATTTGTACGAAAATTTTAATGTTTATTTTGATCAATACGGACCTGAAAAAAATCAAAAGTTTTTAATGGCGACTGATTTGCAGGTCCGTGACTTTATGATTTACTTAGTAGATCACTGGCCAAACGTAATGCCAGTTACAGATTACTTTTCAAAAACAAAAAGTCAAATGACATGCATGGATACATATACAGTGATGCCTGCTGGTAAATGGGGTGGGTGTGGTCAATTCGAAGAAATAGATAAAGTAATACCAATTAAACTAGTCACTGAGCAATCGTGGCTAGATGGATATAACTGCTTAGAATGTGAGCATTTTAATAGATGCTCTCTTGGTTGTTTTATGAGCAACCATGTAAGAGATATGCGAACCCAAAAAGAATGTTGGCTAAAAGAAGTTTATGATTATGTTGACAATAAGATAACGACTGATGAGGATTCAAAATGATTTTAACATTAATAGAACAAAACAAAGACTTTATTGCTGAGGAAGCAATCAGCTATATTAGAAAGAAATATCCCAGTTTTAAATACGACTACGAACTTCTAAGAAGAGATATTCATATGATAGCTGATATTTTTATGGGTGAGCTTGAATTAGAAGGTGGTGTGTATTTTTTAGATACTAGAGACGGAGTTGATTTGTCTAATGCACAAATGAACAGATATAAAAGATCTTTTACAGTATTTCGAAATCACAATATTGAAACCATTGAATGTATTGAATATGTATCAATGTTAATTGAAAAAATATATAACAATGAAGTTATTGAAAATACGTACAATACTAAATTTCCGCAAATAAAAAATTCTAGCATACCTCAACAAGAAAATAAAACAATAAACTTCCAAGAAATTACTGGTTTGATTGTTGCTAACTCTGCAGCAGGCGCAACAAGGAACTATCACATTGAATTTATAGAAGAATACTTTGATAAAGGATTTGTAGTTACAAAAATTCCACCTCAAATTTATGAAAAGCTTTGGGAACAAGTTCGTACAACAAACTGGATAGATGCTAAAAAGTCAACTTATAAAAAAGTGCCAGACTGGTATCACGAAAATGAAAAACATTATGTTGATCCAACTGGATATGACAGACCCAGTTATGAAAGAAAAATTGGAGCAGACATGTTTACTAATGCTCCGCAAAGTCTTATCGATATTTCAGATGAATTGATTAAAGATCCTTTGTTTGATCCTTTAAAGATGTACCGCCCGCCTAATCCGGTAACTAAGTATTTGCACTTTTGGAATGGAAGTGAAAACTCTCCGCACCATGTCGATGCTATTGATGGATCTGATCTAATGATTTTCTGTTATTTAACAGATGAAACGGATTGGAAAGAAGAATGGGGTGGATATATTAACATCATGAAAGAAGTTAATTCGGAAATAACTAATACAAAAACAGTGTTGCCAAACGATGGTGTTATGGTCCTTGTCAATAATTCAGCTCCTATTTTTAAACATGGAATTAGAAACTTGGTAAAACGAGATGTAAACAGATACACATTCATTTTCCACTATACTTGGACCTTCTAATTCAACCATAAATATACTATGGAATTGATAATTAAACCAACTGAACGATGCAATTTTAAATGTACATTTTGCTCTTCAACTCGTATTACAGAAGATAAAACTGACGAGTTGTCGCATGATACTATATTTGAATTTTTAGAACGTTTTCCAGAAACAAACACTATAATTGTTAACGGTGGCGATCCGTTAATGATGTGTCCTGGATACTACTGGAAAATTATCGAGTATCTTGATGAAAAAGAAATGCCTACTACTATCAGTTTTACTAGTAACTTGTGGCCGTTCTATAAAAATCCTAACAAATGGAAAGAATTATTTAATCATCCGAGATTAGGTATTACCACAAGTTTCCAATACGGCGGTGGTAGACTCAAAGGCGATTTGTCGGAGTTTAGTGAAGAAGATTTTTGGGCAGTTAGTGACGCTATGTTAGAGCATGTTGGATATAGACCAGACTTTATTAGCGTAATTACTAAAGAAAATGAACATTTGGCTATTAAGAATGTTGAATTAGCAAAGCGAATGGGAGTTGAATGCAAACTAAACTATGCATTTAGTAGTGGTCCACCTGTAAAATTTAAAAACATTACTATGGGGCAAGAAGGTCAACCTTATATGCTAGCTGACATATATGAAATTTATGTTAAAGTTTGGCAGTTAGGTTTGACTGAATGGGAATATAATACAAAGCAAATGGTAAAACGTTTAAAGGGACATAGCACCACTTGCCCACAAAGTAGAAATTGTGATTCTAATATTAGAACTTTACAGCCAAGCGGAGACTACTACAGTTGTGGTTCGTTTGGAGATGATAGACAATATGCTATAGACTTTAAAAAAGAAATGGCTGGAGAAAAAATATATCCACTCAGATTTCAGCTAGAATTGCAAAATTTAAAAGAAAGTTGCTACACGTGTCCAATGTTTCAAATTTGTAATGGTTGCAAAAAGACTATCAAAGATTTAAAGGTTCACGGATTAGTAGAAAAACATTGTGCTAAAATGAAAACGCTAGCTCCGTTAATAATCGAATCAAACAATATGACTGGTATGATGGAAATAACACCGTATTTAAACGAAAATGTCTAATATATTATGAACATTAGCGTTAACCCTACATACTACTGCAATTTTAGATGCGATTTTTGTTATTTAACACCAGAACAATTATCCGATCGAGCTCTATTATCACTTGATTCACTATCAGAAAAATTAGCAGAAATTATATCTCACACTAATATAGATATGGTAGACATATATGGTGGAGAAATTGGACTGCTGTCAGAATCTTATTGGAATAACTTAATTTCAATACTTTATTCTTATGGTATAGATGATATAAATTTAATAACAAACTTATCAATGTTAAATGTCGTAACAGAAGATGATAGAGTACACACTTCTGTCAGTTATGATTTTGAGGCAAGAGAATCATCCGATAAAGTATGGAGAAATATGGCATTGTTAAACAAACCATTTTCTGTTTTGATGCTAGCGTCGCCATCACTTATTAAGCAAGACGTTGACTATATGGTTAACATGTTTAATACATTAGGTAATTTAATATCGGTGGAAATTAAACCGTACAGCGCAAATCAAGCCAATCAATTACAAGTTTCTTATACAGAGTATGAAGAGTTTGTTAAAAAATGGATTGAAAATAAAAATAAAAAGTTTCAACTAAACAATATACACCTGTTAAATTCAGTAGTAGATGGAAGTCGCAATAGTTTTTCAGATGATCACGTATATATAACACCATCTGGCAACTACGGTGTACTAGAGTTTGATCTAAACGAAAATGAATTTTTTAAAGAATACAAAACATTTAAAGAATATCTCCAATGGTGTAATTTAGAAAAGGTTAGAGTATCAAATAATAAATTTTGTTCAAAATGTGACTACTATGGCAAATGTCTTTCAGAGCATTTACGTGATGTAAAGAATGTAAAAAACAGCTGTAATGGATTTGTAAACCTTATTAAATGGTATGAAGATAAATAATATGGAAGAATGGAAAATTAGACAAGAAATTTATCATCGAATAAACACTGAGTATTCTGATGATCTCAAAAAATTTAATATTGAACTAACTAATGATATTGTAGGCGATGCTATAAGATACTTCTATGACAGAAATATTGGGTGGGTTTATCCATCTAAGTCATATATGGTTGCTATATGTTATGCTCGATGGCTAGAACACTATTTTGGTGGCGATGTATATGACTATCTTAATGATCCGGAATTACTGCATGGAAACGACCCTTATTTTGTAGAATATAGTAAAGACCCTAAAACATATCACAAAATATTAGCAGTTGTTACATGGGAATTTAATGAAAATTCAGGATTAGTACCTGATGTGAAAGAATACTTTTTGAAGGAATTTTTAATTGATGAACCCGGGATTTAACGAACTGTGGCCTACGACAGTATACTTAGGTAAAATTGAAGATGAAACTTTGCTTTCCAGAGTATGCGATGCAATTTTTACTGAAGTTGATTTAACAAATCCGCCTAACGATTTTCACGAATATGATATACTTCGTGATGGATCTGAAGTATTCCAAGAATTTCGTGATAAGGTTGTATGGCCAGCATTTGAAAAATACTTGTTAAACTGGAACATTGATATAAATGATTTTGAAGAAAGACGAGTAAGAGCTTGGCTTACCGGCAGTTATACCGGATATGCCATGCCAGTTCATAATCATAGCGGATCTCCAATTAGCTCAGTATTTTACCTCATGAATGAAGAACAACAAGCTGGCGGAGAACTAGTATTAATGGATCCTCGTCATAATGCAAATAGAGGCTACCAAGAAGAATTTAAGTCCATGTTTGAAAATCAATGCTATACACCTAAATCTGGCGAATTTACCATGTTTCCTGGGTTCGTTTATCACCATACTTTGCCTTTTAAGGGAAAAATCCGATTGGCAATGCCCGTTGATCTATTTCTATAAATAGAATCATATAAATAACTTAACAATCCCTAACTTACGGAGAAATAAAAATGGCTCTTACATTATCATATTCAATTACAAGTCTTAAAGTAAAAGACGAAGTAAACAGCGAAGGCGTTACGCTTACAAACGCAGTATGCCAAACATATTGGAAAGTAGTTGGAACAGACTCTACTGGCGCAACTGGCGAATTTTCTGGCGCAACACCATTCAGTGCAGCAAGCGTTAACTTAGAATCTTTCGTAGATTTTGCAGATCTGCAAGAAGAAGATGTTATTTCTTGGGTCCAAGCTGTTGTTAATGGCGATCCAGGATATAAAGCACACATTGAAGGCAAAATCCAAGGTCAAATTGATGCAGATAAAGTACGCGAAACAGCAATGCCTTGGGCAACTGATGTAACACCAGTACCTCCAGTACCAACTCCTGGCGTTTAATAACAAAAGGAATCTGTCGTGAATTATAATTGGCGTATCGTAAAATTGGGTCTAAACGATCAGTTGAATCAAGATGGTGTACTTCTTGAGAATGCTGTCGTTCAGGTTCAATGGAAATTAATAGCTGAAGACACAGACGGAGTAAAAGCAAGTTATCTCGGTAACACTACTTTAGATGCAAGTTCTATTCCTGCAAATCAATTTGTACCGTTAAACGATGTAACTTCAGCTCAAGTTATTACTTGGTTGCAGGATGTCTTAGCCGGTGCTGAGCAAGACCGCATAAATAAACAGTTAGATGCAAAAATTGAAAGAAGCAAACTACGTACAATAAAACCTAATTGGTAATGTAGGCGATTTCTTTATTATATAATGGAGGTGACATGCACGATTTGCATATGGGTGGTTTAGCAACTTATGCTCTGAAAAGAGGTGGTTCAATACACCCAATTTTAGTACCAAAAGCAGTTTTGGGAAATGAAACTGGTATTATGAATCCGTCTATTTTTCTTAAAGACGGAAAGCTTCTTGTTAACGTTAGACACGTTAACTACATTCTTTATCATAGCGAGGGGAAAAAGTTTCCACACCAGTGGGGACCTCTCGTATACATACATCCCGAAAATGACGTAGCGTTAAAAACTCATAACGTGATGTGCGAGCTAGATAGTAATCTTAATTTAGCCTCAGCACAACGTGTTAATATGAAGTTAGACGTAGCACCAACTTGGAACTTTGTTGGTTTGGAAGATGCTCGTCTGTTTGAATGGGATAAAAAACTATATCTTTGCGGTGTTCGTCGTGATTGCTATGATGAAAAAGGCAAGGGTCGTATGGAACTTTGTCATATAGATTTTAAAGATGGTGAATGGCAAGAAATTTCAAGACATCCAATTCCGGCTCCGGGTGAAGACGCTAGTTATTGTGAAAAGAATTGGATGCCAGTTCTTGATATGCCTTATCACTTTGTTAAATGGTGTAACCCTACTCAATTAGTTAAATTTAACATTGAAGAAGGTACAACCATAGAAGTATTTGTTGAACAAAACGAAAGAAAACCGTTTAAGCGCGACTTCAGAGGTGGTTCACAAGTAATTCGTCTTAACGACAAACAAAGAATGGCTTTTGTTCATGAAACAAATCTTTTAAGAGATCCATTCGGTAGAAAAGATGGAGACTATTCTCATAGAGTTCTTGTATGGGATAACGATTGGAATTTGATTCATGTTTCACGCAACTTCCATTTTATGGGAACGTATTATGATCACGTAACAAATACAGATTACAACATTGAATTTGTAACTGGTATGACCATTCATAATAACAACGTTTTGATTTCGTTTGGTTTTCAAGATAACGCTTCGTTTATTCTTAAGATGCCAATACAAGTATTTTTAGAATTTTTAGCTGATAACGGATAATACGTATGAAATTTACAAATATGAAACTATTGAATGACGTTATTTTAGATTATTCTAACCCAGATAAAATCTATAAATTAGCTCGCGAATACGATAAATTAGAACAAGGTTCTGCTGCTTTCAGTTATTATCTTCGTGCAGCTGATATGTCGCCGGGTAAAACTATAAAAGAAAAATGGCTTCAATATAAGTGCATGATTCTTGGTTCTTTTATCTATGAACGTAATGGCGATAGAGATCATAGTGTAGAAGGCTTACTTAAAATTGCCATTGATACATTTCCAGATCGACCAGAAGCTTATTACTTTCTTTCTAAATTTAAACAAAAAAAGAATGATTGGCGAGAATCAATGATGTATGCTGCAATCGGTCTTAAATTTGAGCAGTGGCATGACAGATTTGATGATGATCTCGGCTATCCAGGTATTAACGCTTTACGTTTACTATATGCACGTGCTAAAT